GCCGGCAAAGACTTCGACGTAGCATTCGTGTGGCGGAAAAAGCGGAAGGAGACGGTCGGCCAGGCGGCGTTTGCCGCCCATCCAAGGGATGATGGGTGTAGACATAAAAAGCAAGACCTTTACTGTATGGATAAACAGGTGCTAGGCTCGCCCCGCTTTGTGCACGGAGCAAGAGCCTTGGCTGGACTTGCAGGGACCATCTGCAGGGACGGCGGTCGATCCGGATGTTGACGCATCCGGACCGGCCGCTCTTTTTCACTTCGGTGCTGAGACTTCTTTGGCGTATGCCTGACAGGCAGCGAGGGCAATCAGCCCCCGGTCGCCGTCGTCGGTGACGCCGATAATTCGTTGAGCATGCGCTGGGTCAAGTTCGGCTCTTGTGGGGCCATGAACCACGCTGCCGGTGGTGGCGGTGGCTTGCATCGATCCGTTGCCGGCGCCAGTGGTGGCGTCGAGTAGGACTGACAGCCGCAGATCAGCAGTGGCAAGGCGGTCGCGCAGGCGACCTTGATCACGTTGGACATCACTCAAGGCTCGGTAATGGGTTTGTTCGCTGGTCGCCAGGTGCTGCTCGAGCGCGAGGCGTTTGTCTTGTTCGGCACGCTGCTGTGCGGCCGAGGCCAGGGCCAGTTGATTGAGGGTTTCGGTGTGGAGGCGCGCCTGCTCGGCGAGCTGTTTGCCGTAGCGCCAATCCTGCACTTGCCAGGCGGTGGCCGCGGATGCACCGGCCAGCGTGACCAGCAGCACCGTGCTGACCAGCAGCCGATACGGTACCGGGATCAGTTCGCCGAGACGCATAACACCGCCCTCGCCCGCCCCCACAACTGCAGGCGCTCCTGTAGGCCGTTCAGACCGCCGTTGATCTTGCGGGTGATTGCCTCGAACTCGCCCTGATCCGACAGGGCATTCAGCCCGCGAACCCACCAGAACCACGCGGCCGACTCAGCGGCCCACTGCGGCAGTTCCAGCAACTCCGGCGTTCGCAACAAACGCTCGTCGCCGAACAGCGCCAAGCTGCAGCGCAGGTAGTTGTTGTGGCCCGTAATCTGGATCAGTCCCCGGCCACGGTAGCGCTGGCCATCGCCGTCAGCCTCCGGCGTGTTGCCCAGCCGCGCGGCCAGGGTGCCAGTGTCGTACTTGCTCAGGTACTGGTCGCCGCCCAGCTCGCGCACGTAATTCAGCTCGCCGGATTCGTGCCCGACCTGGGCGAGAAACGCGGCCTGGCGTTGCGGTGTGTTGATCTGCCGGTGGGCCATGGCGGCATTGAGCGCAGAAACAAAAACGCCCGCTTGGCGACGGGCGTTGGGCATGATGCGTTGCAGCTGTTGTTCCGTCAGTGACATGGGGTTCTCCTGGGTTATGGGAATGCAGCACTACTGCTTGATCTGAACAACCTTCAGATCCTTCGCCGGTTTTTTCTTCTTGCCTTTGGCTTTCGCCTTGCCCTTTTTGCCACCGTTGCACTCGACCGTCGTGCTCCAGCCGGCCTGGGTAAACACCTGCTCCACCGAGTCGACCAGGTACTCGCCGTCGAGCCCAATCTTGAAGCCCTGGGCGTTGATCGATCGTTCGGCAAACAAATCAGTGCGCCCTGCCATCTCCAGCCGGACGCCGGCCGTGGAGCGGTTGAACGCGGTGAGACGCGCCTGGGCTGCCGCTTCGGCGGCTGACTTGTTCGGGTAGATGTGACGGTCGGTGTGCACCGGCGGCAGACCGTCCGGCGACTCGTCATTGTCGAGAGTGACCACGGCGAGCTTGCCGGTACTCTTGTCCTGGTGCTTAGTTGAAACGGCCTTGTGGGTGTTACGGTCGCCGAGCCGAAACTGAAAGCGGCTGACATCCCGGCGCTGAATCGTCACCACACTGAACGCCTTGCCCGAGGCGCTCTGCCCAGCTTGCCGCGGCATGACCAACAGCTTGCCGTCGGCGACCTTGGCCGTGCAGTCATATTGCTTGGCCAGGCGGGTGATGAAATTGAAATCTGACTCGTTGAGCTGATCGGCACGCGGCACCTTGGTTTGCACCGGGCAGACTGCCTGCCAGCCGTTGCGTGCGGCGACATCAGCGACGATCCGCGACAGCGGCACGTTTTCCCAGCTGCCGCTGCGGGTGGTCTTGCCACTGCCGCGCATGTCGCTGGCCTTGCCGCTGATCACCAACGTGTCCGGCGGGCCGGACAGCTCGATCTCATCGACGACGTAACGGCCGATTCGAGTCAGTTTGGTTTCTGCGTAGCCCAGGAAGATCTCGATGCCGGCCCCGCGTGGAGGCAGCACCACCGCGCCGTCGCGGTCGTCGATGCGCAATTCAAACTCGTCGGACTCCATACCGGGTTTGTCGGTGGTTTTCAGCTGCAGCAGACGGTCGTTGATCCGCTGGGTGATATCGGCACCGTCGGCGACGATGCGAAAGATGGGGGTCATTTTTGCTCCAAAAAAAAGCCCGCACAGGGCGGGCTTCGAAGAGGATGAAGCTAAAGGAGCAACGTGAACTGTGGGTGACTATAGTTCATCAACTCCATAGCGCTATACCGTCCTCCGACGGCTGAGGCAGATCTGGTAACTCAATCACAATACCGGCCCGATAAGGCTGCGGTTCGTCGGCCAGGCCCTGATTGGCATCCAGCACCGCCTCGACCGTTCCACTGAGATGCCCATAGGCGTGGTAACACAGGGTATCGAGCAGATCTCCGTCAGACGTTCTGCAGGTCATCGCCATAACGCACAAACTCCAAAGTGAACGCCTGCTTGCGCGGAATCCCGCCCTGCAGCAGCGCGCTTTGTTCTTCGTCGACATTCTTCAAGCACCAGGTGCCAAGCACGTCGCCATAGCCGGTGGTCAGCGTCAGCGGCAGCTGCTGAGCGCCGAGGCTGCGCAGCGTATCCAGTTGCTTGATGCCGCCCTTGAAGCCCGGAAAGATCGCGCCCTTGAGGGTGATCTTTTCCTCTCCGATGCCCACCGCCTGTTGTGCCGGCCGCCGGGTCAGACGTTCCTGCGAGGCCCAGCGGTACTCCGTGGAGCGCCGCAGTTCGTCGAACGCGGCGGTATCCAGGTTGAAGTAATACGGGATCGCCTTGGGATCTTGCGGCTGCACGATCAGCAGATGCGGGAATGGCTTCACCGCTTCCGGTACCGGTGTCGCGTCACCGGCCAGCGATCCGGTGGGCAGTATGTTCCCCAGCGACGGGCTGACCTTGCCGGCGATCTTGTTGATTGCGGTTGAGGCCCGGGCGGCCTGTTCCTTCAGTTGGCTCATGCGCTCATCGATCTCTGACACGGCTCGCGTGGCCTTGTTGTAAGTGGCCACCACCTGCCCGACCTTGGCCTGGGCGGCATTTACCCCTCGCATCACACGCTGCAGCTTTTCCCCGATTGCCGGACCGACAAAGGGAATACCCTCCAGCTCCGAGGCAGCGCCGCTGATCTCGCTGGTCGCGCCGTTGACCGGTCCCATCATGCCGTCGAGGCTGCGCCGGCCGGTCTCCCCCGCTGCTGCCAGTTGCTTGAGCCCTGACTGCAGTTGCTCCATGTAGGCCATCAGTCCTCCTTACACATGCGGTTCATCGTAGAGTTTGCGGTTCTGCAGCTGCTGCGTGGCCTGCTGCATCTGCTGCGCAATGAAGGGCTGCAGCTCCCGCGCCATCTGTGCCGGATCCTTGGCATCGCCCTGCACGGTGATGTGCAACGGCGCCGAGATCTGGACCTGTTGCTCGACCTTAGGCGCTTCGGATTTGGCGGCCGGAACCGGTGCGGCGAGCAATGCCGGAGGAGCCGGTGCAGCTGTAGGGACAGCAAGTGACCGGGCCACATCGCCCATTGCTGCAGGAGCCAATGGGCCAGAGGCTGGCTTGGGTTCGAATGACTTGGCAATGTCGCCCATCACCGGCGACAGGTTTTTTCCAGCATCGGCCATCATCAATGGCCCGGCGTCCGGTACGCGCTTCAGCGACTCGTCGGTGCCGAACAGTTTTTTGCCCAGAAAACCTCCCGCCGCATCGCCGCCCATGTAACCGAGGTATCCGCCAATCAAGCCGCCGACGATGTTGCCAATAATCGGGAC